GACGGGCTCGAGTTCGTGGCGCGGATCGACATCGGCACCGACACCAACGGCGAGGAGAAGAACGAGATCCGCGCGGCGGTGACGCCGGATCACAAGGATTATGCCGCCCTCATGGGCGTGCCCGGTGCGGCACCGCAGCCGCAGGCTCAGCCTTCCCAGCCCTCCATGCCGCAGCCGGGCACGCGCCCGTCCTGGGCGCAGTGAGGCGGCCATGCTGCTGCGTCCCCGCCAGAAGCAGTTCGTCGAGCGCAGCGTCCGCGCGCTCGACGAACACGGAAACACCCTCGGCGTCGCCCCGACCGGAGCCGGCAAGACGATCATGCTCTCGGGGGTCGTCGGTCGCATGGTCGGCGAAACCCCGAAGAGCACGGGCGCCAAGGCCTGCGTGCTCGCCCACCGCGACGAGTTGACCGCTCAGAACCGCAGCAAATTCGGCCGGGTGAATCCACGGATCACGACCTCGGTCGTCGATGCGAAGGAGAAGTCGTGGGCTGGACAGGTCACCTTCGCGATGGTGCCGACGCTGGCGCGCGCGGGCAATCTCGACCAGCTGCCCGCGCTCGACCTCCTGGTGATCGACGAGGCACACCACGCGGCCGCCGACAGCTATCGCCGCATCATCGACGCCGCGCTGCAGCGCAATCCCGAGTGCCGGGTCTACGGCGTCACGGCGACGCCCAATCGGGGCGACAAGCGCGGTCTGCGCCCGGTGTTCTCCAACGTCGCCGATCAGATCCGGATCGGGGAGCTCATCGCGTCGGGGCATCTCGTGCCGCCGCGAACCTTCGTGATCGATGTCGGCGTCCAGGACCAGCTCACCAAGGTGCGCCGCACGGCCGACGATTTCGACATGACTGAGGTCGACGCGATCATGAACCGGTCGCCGGTCACGGACGCCGTCATCCGCCACTGGCGGGAAAAGGCGGGCGAGCGCCAGACGGTGGTGTTCTGCTCGACCGTGGACCACGCGCGCAACGTGACCGCCGCCTTCAACGCGGCCGGTGTCGCCGCCGGGCTGATCCACGGCGACATGGCCGATACCGACCGCAAGACGACACTCGACGCCTACGCCGCCGGAGAGCTGCGGGTCGTCGTCAATGTCGCCGTCCTGACCGAGGGCTGGGATCATCCGCCGACGAGCTGCGTCGTGCTGCTGCGGCCGAGCTCCTACAAGTCGACCATGATCCAGATGGTCGGTCGCGGCCTGCGCACGGTCTCGCCCGAGGAGCATCCAGGCGTCATCAAGACCGACTGCATCGTGCTCGACTTCGGCACCTCGACCCTGATGCACGGATCGCTGGAGCAGGACGTCGACCTGGACGGTCGCGAGCCCTCCGGCGAAGCGCCGACCAAGGATTGCCCGGACTGCGGCGCCATCGTGCCGCTCGCCACCATCGAATGCCCGCTGTGCGGTCATGCCTGGGGGCGCGAGGACGCGGGCGAGATCACGCCGCTCGGCGACTTCGTGATGTCCGAGATCGACCTGCTGAAGCGGTCGAGTTTCCGCTGGTGCGATCTCTTCGGCGACGATGCCGCGCTCATCGCCAACGGCTTCAATGCCTGGGGCGGTGTCTTCTTCCTGAACGGCCGGTGGTACGGCATCGGAGGCCTCCAGAAGCAGCGCCCTCATCTGCTGGCCGTGGGCGAGCGCACCGTTTGCCTCGCGGCGGCCGACGATTGGCTCAACGAGCATGAGAGCGACGAGAGCGCCCACAAGTCGCGCCGCTGGTTGAACCAGCCGCCCACCGACCGGCAGCTTGCCTTCCTGCCGCCGGAGTACCGGCAGGATTTCGGGCTCACCCGCTATCAGGCCTCGGCGCTGCTGGCCTTTCGCTTCAACCGCGACGCCATCCGCTCCCTCGTCTTCGGCGCGGCCGATGCCGCGCCCGAAGCAGCCATCGGGAGGGCGGCATGAGCCATGGCCTGTCCTACCCCCATCACGGCCGAGGACCGGCGGCGGCTCTGGCATCCGCGTGGAATGCTCTGTGCTGTCTGCCGGCGACCCACCCGTGGCTTTGGCTGGTTCGACCCGGTGCGGTCGAAGCAACCGCGCCCCTCGGTCTGGTTCTGCTCGATGGCCTGCCAAGGCTTCTGGACGCGCTTGGCGCGGGAGCGCTGGGCCATGGTTGATCTCACCGAACAGGAGAAGGCGGCGATCCGCGCTGCCATGAAGCCGGTCGCCGAGATCATGGAGGAGATCGGCTGGCAGGCGCGCTTCTCCGACCTCACGGAGGCGCAGGTGCTCACGCTCATCGAGGTCGCCGTCGGCGGCTTCCAGGACGCCATGCACGCCATGGCAGCCGACGCCGACGCGGAGGTGCCGTTCTGATGAAAACGTGCAGCAAATGCAGTGAAGAGAAGCCGGCGGTAGAGTTTGGCGTGCGGCGCCGGAGCCCCGATGGTCTACAGGCTTGGTGCCGGGATTGCCGCCGGGAATATCAGCGTGCCTACGCGCAGAATTTCCGAGATCCCGAAAGGCATCGTGAGGCGCAGCGCCGCTATCGGCTGCGTCATGCTGAAAAGAACAAGGCACACAGCATCGTCAGGAGCGCCGTCAAGGCGTGCCGGATCATCGTGCCGGTCTGGTGTCAGCGCTGCGGCTGCGTGACCGAACTCGAAGCCCATCATCACGACTATTCCGAGCCGCTCGCGGTCGAATGGCTCTGCTCGACCTGCCACGGGCTCGCCCACCGCAGCTACGAGGGAGGTCAGCATGCTGGACTATAACCGCCGTCCCAGCTTTGCCGACCGGGTCAACGCCACCGTCGATCGGGCACTCACTGCCGATCAAGCGACACGGGCGGCCCGCGACTACCTCGGCGGCTCCCGCCTTGGACACGGCTGTGAGCGCGCTCTGCAATTCGAGTTCGCGGGTGCGCCGAAGGATGAGGGCCAGGAGTTCTCCGGCCAGACGCTGCGGATCTTCGAGATCGGACACGCGCTCGAAGATCTTGCCATCCGCTGGCTGCGCAGTGCCGGGTTCGATCTCTATACCCGCAAGGGCAACCGTCCAGACGGCGAACAATTCGGCTTCTCGGTCGCTGGTGGCCGCATCCGCGGTCATGTCGACGGGATCATCGCCGCCGCACCCCAGCTGCTGGGCATCGGCGTTCCCGCGCTCTGGGAATGCAAGACGATGAACGCCAGGAACTGGCGCGAGACCGTGGCCAAGGGCGTGGTTGTCGCGAAGCCTGTCTATGCGTCCCAGATGGCCCTCTACCAGGCCTACATGGAGGCGCAAGTCCCCGGCATCTCCGACAATCCCGCGCTCTTCACCGCCATCAACAAGGACACCGCCGAACTGCACCACGAACTGGTGCCGTTCGACGCGGGGCTCGCTCAACGCATGAGCGACCGCGCCGTGCGGATCCTTCAGGCGACGGATGCAGGAGATCTGCTGCCGCGCATCGCCACGACGCGTGACTTCCACGAGTGCCGGATGTGCCCGTGGGCAGAACGCTGCTGGGGGCTGCCGGCATGAGCGAGAACAAGATCGTCTCCCTCGATGCCTGGCGCGACTTCAACGACGCCGCGCCGCAGGCCGATCCGTTCGACATCGAGCCGGATCCAGAACAGATCGCCGTATTTCTCGATGTTGTCTTCGGTTACTGCGAGGGCTGGGTGCCGCTGCGCGGGTTCGTGGACAAGGGCCAAGGCATCGACGGCCGACCCCACAACGCCTGGATCGAGATCGACGACAGTTTGCTGGAAAAGGCGGTGTCCTTCGCCGGTTGGGCAGCACGCGAAGGGGCGGCCTTTTATGTGGTGCCGGGAACGGTCGCCGAGACCGGCAAGGCCAAGGCCGCCGATGTCCAGCAGATGCAGACGGTCCTGGTCGACCTCGACGCCGGAGACATTGCGGCCAAGCTTGACCACCTCGTCCGTCATCTCGGCGAGCCGACACTGCTCGTCGAAAGTGGCGGCCGGACGCCGGACGGTCTCGACAAGCTGCATGTCTGGTGGCGCTTGAGCGAACCGGCCGAGGGCGAGGATATCGGGCTTCTCTGTCGGCTGCGCGGCGACATCGCGGTCAAGGTCGGCGGCGACACGCATTTCCGATCGGCCCACCAGCCGATCCGTCTGGCCGGCTCCGTCTATCACAAAGGCGGGTTCAAGCGCCTGGTCAACATCCGCCGCCACAGCCCGCGGGTCGAGGTCCATCTGCGCGACTTCGCCGAGCTCGTCGCCGACATGCCGCCGCTTGCCGGCGTGGGATCAGAGCCAGGACCATCGAGCGACAAACCCTCGATCACGGAGATCCTGACCACCCCGGTCCGTGAAGGCGGCGAAGACGACTGGACGCGCTTCCAGGGGGCGAGCGCCGCGATCGGCCACTACGTCCGCATGGCGCATGAGGGCCGCATGAGCCGCGACGACGCGTGGGAGGCGATCTGCCAGTACAACGCCGCCCAGCTCCGTCCCAGCTGGCCGCTCGAACGTCTCGCCTCGGAAGCACAGCGCCTCTGGCGGCTGCACGAAGAGCGCCACGGACCGGCTCTCGAACGGATTGCCGTTTCGCCGATGTCGGCGCTGCCGGTTTTCACGCTCGGCGCACTGCTCGACGACGTGAGCCCGATGCCCGACGACATCATCGCGCCGCGTTTGCTGACGCCCGGCGGGATGCTGGTGCTCGGCGGCGCGCCCAAGGTCGGCAAGAGCGACTTCCTGATCAGTCTGCTTGTCCACATGGCGGCGGGCGTGCCCTTCCTCGGCTTTGCGCCAAGCCGGCCGCTGCGGATCTTCTATCTGCAGGCGGAGATCCAGTACCACTATCTGCGGGAGCGCCTCCAGGCCATCCGGATCGAGCCGGCGCTCCTGGCCGCGGCGCGCGACAATCTCGTCGCCACGCCGAAGGTCCGCATGCTGCTCGACGCCGGCGGCGTGGGCCTGACCATCGCCGCGGTTCGCGCCCACTACGGCCATGGCGCGCCCGATATCCTCTGCATCGACCCGATCCGCAATCTCTTCGATGGGGGTCCAGACGGCGGCGGGGAGAACGACAACACCGCGATGCTCTTCTTCCTGCAGGAGCGGGTCGAAGCGCTGCGGGACGCCGTAGCCCCGGATGCCGGCCTGATCCTCTGCCATCACACTCGCAAGATCACCAAGAAGCAGCTCGTCGAGGACCCGTTCATGGCGCTCTCGGGCGCGGGCAGCCTCCGCAGCTTCTACACCTCCGGGGTGATCATGCACCGGCCCGACGAGGACCGACCGGAGCGGATGCTGCATTTCGAGCTCCGCAACGGCCCCGGCATCGAGCCGATGATCGTCGACAAGGCGGACGGACGCTGGATCGCGATCGACCGCTCGGAGACAAGGCTCGTGCGTCGCGAGTTCGGCGAGAAGCTCGACGCCGAGCGCGCGCGCAAACACGACGTGATCCTTCAGCTGCTCTTCGATGAGGCCGAGGCCGGCCGGCTCTACACCGCGCTGCAATTCGCCGAGAGCTTCGAGAACCAGGCCGGGCTCGGCGGCAAGGACACGATCCGCGAACGGATCAGCGTGCTGGCCACAAAGGGTTTCATCAAGTTCGTTCGCGATGGCGCGCCGTTCGGTCTGCCGACCTCGCGCTCGAAGTTCGGCTATCTCTGCGTCGAGGGCATGACGTTCCCGACAGGAGAAGAGACGGCAGACCCCGACACCGGCGAGGTCGTGCCCGTCCGGGTCCAGGTCCTTCCCAGCACCTACAAATGCCCGCAGAGCGGCGCGGCGCTGCCGGTCGAGAACCCCCTGGTCTGGGTCTATCAGACGGAGGAGACCTCGTGATGCGCCAGCTCATCCCGATTACGCGGGCTTTCGCAGAATCAAGTTGTGGCAAGTTGCGGCGAGCTGGGCGGCCAGCTTCCCAACTACTTTCGCTGCTTTTCGCGCCACCGCGCACCGCCCAGCCGTCCCGCGCACATTCAAGTTGGGAAAGCTCGTCCCAACTACCTTGGCTCCCGCGCGCTCCGCTGCGCGGCCGTTCGCAGATTCAAGTTGGGAACGCGACCCACACAATAGGCCGTCCCAAATTCGATTTCTCCAAAAGATTCAACGTGTTGATGCGCTCTCGAAGTTGTGGGGGTGAAAGCCACCCCCTTCGGGGGTGGGGGAGAACCGCGCCAAGCGGGTTCTCCCACTCCCACCCCCAGGGGCTTTGCGCGCGCAAGCACCGTGCCGTCCATCCCCTCACCGACATCAGACGATAAGGAACCACCACCATGAGCCAGTGCCCGTCACCCCTCCCAAAGAGCGCGCCCCATCCGGCCCCGGT